AAGCTGCGCGCCGCCCTTCAGGAAATCCACTGAGCCGATGTCCCGATCCGGTTCCACCGGCGGCTTTTCCAGTTCGAGTGCCTGGAGCGCCTTCACTCCAACCGAAAGCAGACACGCATGAACCGTACTGCCGACCTGTCACTTGAGGACTTCCGGCGGCTCCCGGGCCTCTACCGACGCTGGGAACTGACCGAGGTCTGCGAGCCCAACCGTAACTACCAGATAGAGGACGCCGGTACCCATGCGGACGGGACGCCGCTGCTGGCGATCTATGTCGCCGATCCCGCGCCCGACGCCAGGGAAGCGGCGTGATGGGTTTTTTCGATCATTTCATTTCAGGGAGAAAAGCCATGCCGGACCAGCCGGATGACATCATGCGTCTTCGCCAGGCGCACCATGCCCTCGAGGATCTTCCCGAAACCATCAACCTTGCGCAACAGCCCGGCAGTGATGCGCGCGCGCCGCTGCAGGTCGTGGAGGCAACCGTCGACGAAATCGCTTTCGGGATCATCGCGGCAGAACAGGAAAGCTCTGCAGCTTATCGCCGCGCCGCCGCGCTCCAGCGGCTCTACAAGCTCGCCCGCGAGGCAGGGTGCATCGGTTCCGACCGCGCCGCGCCCGCAGTGCTGAAGAGGGAGGGCCAGTGATGGCCCTTCCCATCATTGGCGCCGACGAACGGCTCGCGCAGCGCAAGGGTATCAAGGGCGTCATTTTCGGCCGGTCCGGCATCGGCAAGACCAGCCTGCTTTGGACGTTGAACGCCTCGAGCACGCTTTTCCTTGATCTTGAGGCCGGCGATCTGGCGGTCGAGGGGCTGGAGATCGACACGCTCCGGCCTCGCACCTGGAAGGAGTGCCGGGATTTTGCGGTGTTCATCGGCGGGCCGAATCCGGCGCTGCGCGAGGAGCAACCCTACAGCCAGGCGCATTTCGACGAGGTCTGCGCGCGCTACGGCGATCCGGCGGCGATCGGGAAGTACGAGACCGTCTTCATCGACTCGATCACCGTGGCCGGGCGGCTCTGCTTTCAGTGGTGCCGTGGCCAGCCCGAGGCATTCTCGGAGAAGACCGGCAAACCCGATATTCGCGGTGCCTACGGGCTGCATGGCCGCGAGATGATCGGCTGGCTGACCCATCTGCAGCACACGCGCGGCAAGCATGTCTGGTTCGTCGGGATCCTTGACGAGAAGCTCGACGACTTCAATCGCAAGGTCTTCCAGCCGCAGATCGACGGCTCGAAGACCGGGCTCGAATTGCCCGGCATCGTCGATCAGGTCATCGCCATGGCCAACATCCCGGACCACGGTGGCCAGCCGCAGCGCGCCTTCATCTGCCGGACGCTGAACCCCTGGGGCTATCCGGCCAAGGACCGCTCCGGCCGCCTCGACATGGTCGAGGCTCCGCATCTCGGTAGGTTGATGGAAAAAATTCAGAGCCCCGCGGCGCCAGTCTCGGAACGCCTGACCTGGCCGCCGGTGACCCCGGCCGATCCCGCGCCCGCGCAGGACCCCGGCCATGACTGATCGCATCGCGCCACCCCCGCTGTCCCGATCCGGGGACCGGGGTGGCTTTTCCCCTTCGATGCCGCCGCGAATTCCACCAGCAGACAGATAAGGAGCCGCACAATGTCCGGACCCTGGAACGATTTCAACTCCGCGCAAACGAACGCCAATGTCATCCCCAAGGGCACACTCGCCAAGGTACGCCTGACGCTCCGCCCAGGCGGTTATGACGACGCCTCGCAGGGCTGGACCGGCGGCTGGGCGCGCCGCGCCGCCACCGGCGCCGTCTATCTTGACGCCGAGTACACAGTGCTCGAGGGGGCCTACGCCCGGCGCAAGATCTGGTCTCTCATCGGACTCTACAGCCCCAAGGGGCCGGACTGGGCCAACATGGGGCGTGGCCTGATCCGCGGCATCCTCAGCTCGGCGCGTGGCGTGTCGGACAAGGACAACTCGCCCGAGGCGCAGGTGCGACGCCGCATCAACGGCTTCGGCGATCTCGACGGCGTCGAGTTCATCGCCCGCATCGACATCGGCACCGACACAAACGGCGAAGACAAGAACGAAATCCGCGCTGCGGTCACCCCCGATCACCGCGACTACGCCGCGCTGATGGGCACGGTCGCGCCGCAACTCGCCGCCGCCCCCGCGCAGGGCCACGCCGCGCAGCAACCCACCACGGCCACCCACCCCAGCCAGCCCGCGTCCGCCCCCGGCACCGCCGGTCGGCCGAGCTGGGCGCAGTAAGGGGGATCGGCCATGCGCCTGCGCCCCCGCCAGAAGACCTTCGTCGAGCGCAGCGTGGCTGCGCTCGCCTCCCGCGGCAACACGCTGGGCGTGGCGCCCACCGGCGCGGGAAAGACCATCATGCTGTCGGCGGTCACCGGCGAGATGATCGGCGACGGCGCCAAAGCCTGCGTGCTGGCGCATCGCGACGAACTGACAGCGCAGAACCGCGCCAAGTTCCAGTGCGTGGTGCCGGGCGTCGCCACATCGGTCATCGACGCCACCGAGAAATCCTGGAGCGGCCAGGTAGCCTTCGCCATGGTGCCGACGCTGGCGCGCGCCCCGAACCTCGCCGACATGCCGCGTCTCGACCTGCTGGTCGTCGATGAGGCGCACCATGCCGTCGCCGACAGCTACCGCCGTATCATCGACCGGGTGCGCGAGGCCAATCCCGATGCCCGCATCTTCGGGGTCACGGCGACGCCAAACCGGGGTGATCGGAGGGGCCTGCGCGAGGTCTTCGACAATGTCGCGGACCAGGTGCGACTGGGTGAGCTGATTGCTTCCGGTCACCTCGTTCCACCGCGGACCTTTGTCATCGATGTAGGTGTACAGGACGAGCTGCGCGCGGTCCGCAGGACGATGTCGGATTTCGACATGGCGGAGGTGGCGGGCATCATGGACCGCGCGCCGGTCACTGACGAGGTGATCCGGCACTGGAAGGAGAAGGCGGGCGACCGACAGACCGTGGTGTTCTGCTCCACCGTCGCGCACGCCGAACACGTCACCGAGGCGTTCAAGGCAGCGGGCGTTTCCGCCGCGCTGATCCACGGCGATCTGGCGGCCGAGACCCGCAAGGCGATCCTTGCCGACTACGCGGCGGGGAGCATCCGCGTCGTCGTCAACGTGGCGGTGCTGACCGAGGGATGGGACCACCCACCCACCTCCTGCGTCGTGCTGCTGCGCCCCAGCTCCTACAAGTCCACCATGATCCAGATGGTCGGGCGCGGCTTGCGCACGGTCGATCCCGAGGAATACCCCGGAATCGTCAAGACCGACTGCGTCGTGCTGGATTTCGGCACATCGAGTCTGATCCACGGCACGCTGGAGCAGGACATCGATCTCGACGGCAGGACCGAGACCGGTGAGGCGCCGACAAAGACCTGCCCGGCCTGCGAGGCGGAGATCCCGCTCGCCACCACCGAGTGCCCGCTCTGTGGCGAGGTTTTCCCGCGTGAGGACGCTGGCGAGGGCGGGGGTACGGCGCCACTCTCGGGCTTCATGATGACCGAGATCGACTTGCTGAAGCGGTCGAGCTTCGCCTGGGTCGACCTTTTCGGTACGGACGACGCGCTGATGGCGGCGGGCTTCACGGCCTGGGGCGGCATCTTCTGGATGGACGGAATCTGGTATGCCATCGGTGGCGCGAAGGGCGAACGTCCGCATATGCTGGGCGTCGGCGAACGCACCGTCTGCCTCGCGCAGGCCGACGACTGGTTGAATACCCACGAGACCGACGAGAGCGCCTTCAAGACCCGCTCCTGGCTGCGCCAGCCGCCGACCGAGAAACAGCTCCAGTACCTGCCGCCCGAGTACCGGCATGACTTCGGTCTGACGCGCTACCGCGCCTCGGCGCTGATGACCTTCGGTTTCAACAAGCGCGCCATCCGGCAGCTGATCGACATGGCCGCAAGCCCCGAACGGAGGGCGGCATGATCCATGACACCCGCCACCCCCACCATCGCCAAGGACCGGTGGCTCTGGCATCCGCGTGGAACGCTCTGTGCTATCTGCCGGCAACCCACCCGTGGCTTTGGCTGGTTCGATCCGCACCGATCGAAACGGCCCCGGCCGTCGGTCTGGTTCTGCTCGATTCCCTGCCAGTCCTTCTGGACGCGTTTGGCGCGGGAGCGTTTCGCCATGGTTGACCTGACCGAGGAAGAGCGCGCCGCGATCACCGCCACCGTGAAGCGCGTGGCGCTACTGATGGACGAGATCGGCTGGGCGACCCCGCTCTCCGAACTGACCGAGGCGCAGGTGCGCGCGCTGATCGAGGAAGCCGTCGAGGGCTTCCGCGAGGCCATGTCCGACATCGCCCGGGCGCAGACGGCTGAGGTGCCGTTTTGATCCTCGATTACAATCACAGGCCCAGTTTCGCCGAACGGGTCAATACCGCCGTGGATCGGGCGCTCACCGCCGATCAGACCATGCGGCCGCGCCGCGATTACCTCGGCGGATCCCGCCTCGGCCATGCCTGCGAGCGCGCCCTGCAGTTCGAGTTCACGGCGACACCGAAGGACGAGGGCAAGGACTTCTCGGGCCAGTCGCTGCGCATCTTCGCCATCGGCCACGCGCTCGAGGATCTGGCCGTCGCCTGGCTACGCGACGCGGGCTTCGACCTTTACACGCGCACGGGCAACCGGCCCGATGGCGGCCAGTTCGGGTTCTCCGTCGCCGGCGGGCGCATCCGCGGTCATGTCGACGGCATCATCGCTACCGGACCCGAGGGCTTCGGTCTCGCCATTCCCGCGCTCTGGGAATTCAAAACCATGAACGCGAAGAACTGGCGCATCTGCGCCAGGGAAGGTGTGACGAAGTCGAAGCCGGTCTACGCCGCCCAGATCGCGCTCTACCAGGCCTACATGGAAGGTACGGTCCCCGGCATCTCAGCCGCGCCCGCGCTCTTCACCGCGATCAACAAGGACACCGCCGAGCTTCACCACGAGCTTGTGCCCTTCGATACCGACCTCGCACAGCGCATGTCCGACCGCAGTGTGCGGATTCTGCAGGCGACTGACGCAGGCGAGCTCCTGCCGCGCGTCGCGACAACGCCCGACTTCTTCGAATGCCGCTTCTGTCCATGGTCCGAGCGCTGCTGGGGGCTCGAGTCATGAGCGACGATGCCATCCTGCACTTCAATCCGTGGATGGATTTCAACGACGGGCCGCCATCCGAGAACCCGTTCGGCTGCGATCCCGATCCCGAGCAGATCGCCCTCTTTCTCGACACGGTCTTCAGCTGGTGCGAGGGGCTAATCCCGCTTCGCGGCTTCGTCGACAAGGGTCAGGGACGGGACGGCAAGCCGCACAACATCTGGATCGCGGCCGACGGCACCGCGCCCGAGAAGGTCGCGACCTTCGCCGCATGGGCCAACCGCGAGGGCGCAGCTGTCTATGTCATCCCCGGCACGGTCGAGGAACAGGGCCAGGCCCGCGCCGCCGACGTGCTGCAGATGCAAGCCATCGTCGTCGATCTCGACGCGGGAGACATCCCGGCCAGGCTCGATCACGTCACCCGCCACCTCGGCCCGCCCACGATGATCGTCGAAAGCGGCGGACGCACGACGGAAGGCGCAGCGAAGCTTCATGTCTGGTGGAAGCTGACCGAGCCCGTGGAGGCCGGGGATCTGGCCACTCTCTGTCGGCTGCGCGGCGAGATCGCCGTGAAGGTCGGCGGCGATACCCATTTCCGCTCGGCGCACCAGCCGATCAGGGTGCCCGGTACGGTCTATCACAAGCACGGCCACCAGCGCCTCGTTCAGATCCGCGAACATCGCGCGGTCGAGGTGGACCTTGCAGAGTTCGCCGAACAAGTCGCCGCAATGCCGCCGCTGCCGGGCGTGGGCTTCGCCAGTGACCAGACCGCCCCGCCCATGAAGCCCGGCATCGACGCAGTGCTTACCACGCCGGTGCGGGAGGGCGCCGTCGACGACTGGTCCCGGTTCCAGGGTGGAAGCGCCGCCATCGGCCATTACATCCGCCTGGTGCACGAGGGCCGCCTCGACCCTTTCGCGGGCTGGGAGGCGATCTGCGGCTACAACGCCGCCATGTTGCGCCCGTCCTGGCCGCTCGATCGGCTGCAGGCCGAAGCAGAACGGCTCTGGGCGCTGCACGTGAAGCGCAACGGACCGCCGCTCCTGCGAGCTAGCCACGCCGAAGCCCCGGCCAGCCCGCTGCCGACCTTTACCCTCGGCGCGCTGCTCGACGACACGAGCCCGATGCCCGAAGACATCATCGGACCGCGCGTGCTGACCCCAGGCGGACTTCTGGTGCTGGGCGGCGCGCCCAAGGTCGGCAAGAGCGACTTCCTGATCTCCTGGCTCGTGCACATGGCCGCTGGCGTGGCGTTCCTCGGCTTCACGCCGCCCCGGCCGCTGCACGTGTTCTACCTCCAGGCCGAGATCCAGTATCACTACCTGCGCGAGCGCATGCAGGAGATCGCGCTGCCTGCGGCCGTCATCGCCGCCGCGCGCGACACCTTCGTCGCCACGCCGAAACTGAAGATGCTGCTCGACGCTGAGGGCATCGCCCGCGTCACCGAAGCGATCCGAGCAGCGTTCCCCGGTGCGCCGCCCGACATCCTTGTCATCGACCCGATCCGCAACCTCTTCGACGGCGGCCCCGAAGGCGGTGGCGAGAACGACAATACCGCCATGATGTTCTTCCTGAAGGATCGGGTGGAGCTTCTCCGCGAGGCGGTCAATCCGGAGGCGGGCGTCATCCTCGCCCACCACACCCGCAAGGCCACCAGGCATCAGGTCAAGGACGATCCCTTCCTCGCGCTCTCCGGCGCAAGCGCGC